CTTCTGTTATTGACGTCACCAACCTTGCCTCAACGGCCAAAGAAAAGAGAGTCGGTCTTCGCGATGAAGGCCAACTCTCGCTGAGCCTGCACTTCAATCCTGACGACACGGTCCATCAGGGCCTTCGCACCGATCGAGCCAACCGCGTGCGCCGCCAGTTCAAGATCACCTTCACCGACACCACACCTGCTGCTATATGGACTTTCTACGGCTACGTTACACAGTTCAGTGTTCAAGGTGGTGTGGATGCCGTGGTTGAGGCGAGCGTCACTATCGAAATCGACGGCGACATCACAGAGGCATGAAGACTATGAATATCCTTACAAAAGAGGCCATCCTAGCGGCCGATGATCTGCCGCGCGAAACCGTCCTTGTGCCTGAATGGGGTGGTGATGTCTATGTCCGCACCATGAGTGGCACCGACCGCGATGCCTTTGAGAGCAGCCTGATTGCGCGCGATGGTGCAAAGGAAGGTCGCATGGAAAACGTTCGAGCCAGGCTTGTTGCGTTGACCCTGTGCGACACAAGCGGAACGCGGCTGTTTGAGGAAGGTGACATCGCCGCTCTTGGCCGCAAAAGTGCACGCGCGCTGGACCGGGTGTTTTCGGTAGCCCAGCGTCTCAACGGTATCGGTATCGAGCAGGCTGAAACAGCAAAAAAGGACTAAAGGCCAATCCCACTCGTCGCTTCGCTTTTCGCTTGGCGCTTGCGCTGGGCATGCCGGTTCGTGAGCTATTGCAGCGGATCGGATCAGACGAGATAACCGAGTGGATGGCCTTCTACAAACTGGAGCCTTTTGGCGACATGCGTGCTGATCTGAGAAGTGGTGTGATTGCGTCGACCTTTGCCAACGCCAACCGTACCAAGCACGCACGTCCTTTTACGCCTGAAGATTTCATGCCATTTGTCGATCGACCCGAGCCGGTTGTCGAGGCCCGTAAGGATGCCGCCCTTTTAAACGTCGCCCGTTTTAAGTCAATGTTTGCTCACAGGGTCAAAAAGCATGGCTGATTTAGGCTCACTTGTCGTCAAGCTTTCGGCGGAAACCTCTGAGTTTCGTGCCGATCTCGGCCGGACGGCGCGACTTTTAAATCGACATGCCAATGACATGAAGACCTCGCTACAGCAGGTCTCATCCATTGCCAGGACAACCTTTGCGGTAGCGATCGGTGCGACTTCGGTTGCAGCCTTGAGAGCCTTTGTCAGCCAGTCCATTGAGGCCGCTGCTGCGCTTCAGGGACTTTCGGAGCAGACAGGTGCAAGTGCTGTGGCCCTTTCAGGCTTTGCACCCGTGGCCACCATATCAGGAACAGCGATCGAGGCAATCGGCGCTAACCTGGCCAAACTCTCCAAAGGTTTAGCTGCAGTGGATGATGAGACTGCTGGGGCAACGAAGGCGCTTCAGTTTTTAGGTGTTCGCGCCAAAGATGCCATTGGGAATCTTCGTGATCCAGCAGAGGTCATGAACGATGTCGCGCTCAAGTTGGCAGCGTTTGAAGACGGCGCAGGCAAAACCGCAATTGCAATGGAGCTCTTTGGGAAGTCGGGTGCCACCATGCTCCCGTTCCTTAAAGATTTGGCGGAAAACCAAGACCTGAACATTCGCTTGACTGCTACGCAAATTAAGGAAGCAGACAACGCCTCTAAGGCCATGAGCCGCATGCGAGCAGAGTCGAATTTCGTTGCTCAGACATTGGTCATATCGGCTATTCCCTCGATGTCCGCTTTGGCACAAGAGCTCAAGCGTGTTGTGCTGGGGACGGATAACGCAGTGGAGGGAATTCAGCGCATGCGCGCTGAAGGTACGCTGACCAACTGGGCAGAGACAACGGCTCATGCGGTTGCTGTTGTGATTGATGCACTTAGGGGTGTTGGCCACACGATCAAATCGGTCATTGGAAGCTTCTCTGGCGTTTGGGCAGATATTGAGCTGGCTGGAACGTTCTTGGCTGGGGGCGCAGGGCTCAATCCGTTTTCGGATGAAAACCGCTCACGCTTGCAGGCAGCGCTGGAGAAGCGAAATGCCATCGTGGCGCAGTCCAACCAGAACTATGTCGATCTGTGGGACATGCCGCTTTTGGCAGATGCCGTCACCAAGCGGTTTGAAGAGATCCGCAAAGGCACTGAGGCTTCAAATTCCGCGACACAAGCAGCCACGCAGGCAGCCACTCCAAGAAAGCGGTTGAACTACAGCACGGCGACTGGTGCTGTCACGGCCAATGCAATGGCCGGAATGGACAGCGAGATTAAGCGTCTGCAAGGCCAGGTAGATGTCGAAAGCGCCATCCTCAAGGACAGGCAACGGGTCATCGACCTCTACGAAAGTCAGGGCTACCTGAGTTTCAAAGAAGTAACCCTGGCTCGACTGGCGGCTCAGGAGGATTTCACCGAAAAGCTTCGCGCGCTGTCTGCAGATGAAGAGGCGATCTTGCGAAGCGGCCTAGAGACAGTCGCCAAGACCACGCAGGACAAACTCAAGCTTCAAGATCGCTTGGCAGACATCACCCTCAAGCGACAAAGACTTGAGCGTGACGCGCAGCAGTCCAATTTGGAGCGCCAGATTCGCTTGCCCGGCGAGTCGATGAAGGAGTTGCAAGAGCAAGCAACCCGAGGGCTGAGCGAGCTCCGCTTCGTTGAAGAGCAGATCAAAACGCTGCGTGAGACGGGCGCGACCAGTGAACTGAGGTCATTGCAGCAGCTGGCAACCGCACGTCAAGAAAGCGGTCTTCAACTTGCCACCCTTGCAAGGCAAGCGCGTGAACTGGCTGATGCCGCTCCTGGGAACGAAAAACTTGCAGATGTTTTTACAAGGATTGAAGAGGCGGCGCGTCAGGCCGCAGATGGTGCATCGCTTTTGACTCTGCGCGTCAAGGAGATGTCTGATCCCGAGGCGGGCTTTGCGAAAGGACTTCGCTCCGTTGCACAAGAGGCTGAGCAAATCGGCAAGCAAATGGAGTCCGCCACCACCCGTGCATTTAACGGCATGACCGATGCATTGGTGAATTTTGTGATGACCGGGAAGCTTGATTTCAGGACCTTGGCCAACGCCATCATTTCGGACTTGATCAGGATTCAAATTCAGCGGGCAATCACACTGCCGCTGGCCAACGCCATGGCTGGCGTCTTTGGTTTTGCGAGCGGCGGTGTCATGACTTCCGCAGGCCCAACCGCATTGCGCAGCTATGCCAGCGGCGGTATCGCCAACTCACCCCAGTTAGCCCTTTTTGGGGAGGGCTCTCGCCCAGAAGCCTATGTACCGCTGCCTGATGGTCGATCAATTCCCGTGACCATGAGTGGTGTGTGGGGGAGCGGTGGCGCCGGGGGGGATGTCTTCAACATCTCCGTTAGTTTGACGGACTCAGGTGCATCTAGCCGTGGCGATGACCCAGGTGGGCGCGATTTGGGACGAGCGATTGCGAGTGCAGTGCGCCAAGAACTCCTTGCGCAAAAACGTGCGGGTGGTCTTCTTGATGGACGCAGGGGAATATAAATGGTCACCTTCACCCGGACCTTCACCTGGACCTTCACCTGGACCCCTTCCGTTGGTGCCAATTTGTCAATGCGTCCCACCGTGCGCCGAGTCTCCTTTGGCGACGGCTATGAGCAACGCCTGACTTTTGGGATCAATACGCAGCCGCAGGTGTGGTCTCTGGAGTTTCGCGGGCGCACCACCACTGAGGCCGCAGCGATTGACAATTTTCTTCGAGCCCGTGGCGCTGTCCAAGCTTTTGACTGGGCACCACCTGGTGGACTGCCTGCCAAGTTCGTCTGTGATGAATGGAGTCGCTCGGTGGACGAGCCCAACGTTGAGTCCATACGGGTAACGTTTAAGCAGGTATTTGATCTCTCATGACCAGTGTTGCCATCACTTCAGAAATCCAAAAGCTCGCGCCAAGTAGCGTGGTCGAGCTGTTCGTTTTGGATCTCGCGCTCTTTGGACAGGGGCCAGTGCGTTTTCATGCAGGTACCAATGCGCTGCAGCAACGCGTGGTCTGGCAGGGAAACGCCTACGAGGCTTTTCCAATCGAGGTCGAGGGGTTCGAGTTCAACGGCAATGGTCAGGTGCCAAGGCCGCGTTTGCGCGTGGCGAACGTCACCGGTGTGATCACGGCGCTTGTGCTCACCTATCAGGACTTGGTCGGTGCCAAGATCACACGCAAGCGCACGCTTGCGCAATACCTGGACGCAGTTAACTTTCCCGGTGGATCAAACCCAACTGCTGATCCTTTGGCGGAATTTGCCGACGATATTTACTACGTGGACCGAAAGTCGCGTGAGACAAGAGACGTTGTGGAGTTCGAGCTCGCCGCGTCCTTTGATCTTGAAGGCGTGACTTTGCCGCGCAGGCAGATTGTTCAGAACGTATGTCCCTGGCGTTACCGTGGAGCTGAGTGCAGCTACACCGGCGCGAGCTATTTCAATGCCAACGACCAATCGGTAGCGTCAAGCAGTCAGGATGCATGTGGCAAGCGACTAGCTTCATGCCAAGCGCGTTTTGGTCAAAACGCAGAGCTGCCATTTGGTGGTTTCCCGGCTGCTGGATTGATCCGCTGATGCTGACTGAGAACAAAGGGCTGGCAATGGCGCACGCTCGTGACGAATACCCGCGTGAATCGTGCGGCTTGCTCCTAATCCGCAAGGGGCGTGAGGTGTACCGACGATGCCGAAACATCGGCGTGGGCACGGATCAATTCGTTATCCACCCCGAGGACTTCGCACAAGCCGACGCGCACGGTCATATCGTGGGCGTGGTGCACAGCCATCCTGGTTTACCGCCAACACCGAGTCAGGCCGATCGGGTGGCTTGTGAGGCCAGCGGTTTACCGTGGCACATCGTCAGTTTCCCAAGCGGTCAATGGGGGCAAATTGAGCCTTCTGGCTATGTTGCACCGCTTGTGGGTCGTGAGTGGTCTCACGGTGTTCTTGACTGTTACGCGTTGCTGCGCGACTGGTTTCAGTTGGAGCGTGAGGTGGAACTGCCCAACTTCACACGCTTTGATGACTGGTGGAAACGTGGTGAGAACTTGTACATCGACAACTTCGAAAAAGTGGGCTTTGCGCAAGTGAAGCCAGAAGAAATTCAAGCGGGTGATTGCATCTTGATGCAGGTGGCGTCTCCCGTTCCCAATCACGCCGCCGTCTATCTCGGGGATGGGCTGATCCTGCATCACTTGCAGGGACGGCTTTCGAGCCGAGATGTCTACGGTGGTTACTGGCAAAAAGTTACAACGCACGTCATTCGATATGGTCACAGTCATTCTTCTTGGTGAACTCGGTCGTTGCTTTGGGCGCAGGCACAGCCTTGCTATTTGCTCGGCTGCCGAGGCGATTCGAGCGCTGTCGGCCAACTTTCCAACCTTTGAGCGCGAGTTGGTGGCCTCGGGTGAACGAGGGGTTGGCTACCGGGTGCTTGCTGGCCGGGATTCCCTGAGCTTGCAGCGCTTACACGAGCCCACTGGCTCCCAGCGCATCACGATTGCGCCGGTGGTGTCGGGTGCTGGTGGCGATGGTTTAGGTCAAATACTGCTGGGTGCAGCCCTTTTGGCTGTCGCATGGTGGAACCCACTTGGTTGGGCTGCATCGGGTGCGTTTCTGTCTCAGGCCACGCTCTACTCGGTGGGCACAGCCATGATTCTTGGCGGTGTGGCGCAGATGATCGCACCCACGCCCAAAGCCTCTGAACCGTCTGAGCGTCCAGAAAACAAGCCCAGCTACAGCTTTAACGGTGCAGTCAACACGACCGCTCAGGGCCACCCCGTGCCAGTGGGGTATGGTCGATTGGTTGTGGGTTCAGCCGTGATCAGCGCTGGTATTGATGTCGACGAGATTCCTGCATGACCGATCTGATTATTGGTGCAGGCGGTGGGGGTAAAGGGGGCGGAGGTGCCAGCGCACGCGTGGCCCAAGAAGCGCCTGACAGCTTGCGCTCCAAAGCCTATGCTCGGGTTGTCGACCTCATCTCTGAGGGCGAGATTGAGGGTCTGGTCGATGGACTGCAATCTGTTTATTTGGACGACACACCCATACAGAATGCCGACGGCACGACCAACTTCTCTGGCGTGACGCTTGAGACCCGAGATGGCACCCAGCAGCAAAGCTACGTACCCGGATTCTCTTCTGTCGAAAACGAGGTGCCCGTTGGTGTGGAGATCAAGGCGAGCCAATCCGTGGTGCGCTCAATCACTGATCCGGATGTGGATGCCGTCAGGATCAAGGTGAGTGTTGGTCAACTGACCAACCAAGACACGACCAATGGAGACCTCAACGCAAGCTCAGTCACATTCGCCGTTGACCGGCAGGTCAGTGGTGGCGGGTTTGTCGAAGTGATCAACGACACGATCTCAGGCAAGACCACGACCAAGTACCAGCGCAGTTACTACGTGCCACTCGCTGGTAGCGGACCTTGGGAAATCCGTGTACGACGCATCACAGCAGATTCCACCTCCAGCGCCATCCAGAACAAGACCTATCTGGACTCCTACACCGAAGTTGTTGAGAGCAAGCTGCGTTACCCCAACAGCGCCTTGGTTGCATTGAGGGTAGATGCTTCGCAGTTTTCGGCGATCCCTCGGCGCAGCTACGACATGAAACTGCTGCGTGTCCGTGTGCCGGTGAACTACGACCCTGGTACACGCGCCTACAGCGGCGTGTGGAACGGAACCTTCAAAATCGCATGGACCGATAACCCTGCCTGGTGTTTCTATGACTTAGTCACCAGCACCCGGTACGGCTTGGGTGGATACATCCCTGAGTCACAGGTCGACAAATGGGCGCTATACCGAGTAGCGCAGTACTGCGACCAATTGGTACCTAATGGACTGGGCGGTTTTGAGCCACGCTTTACCTGCAACCTGTACCTTCAGACGCGCGAGCAGGCTTACAAGGTCGTGCAGGACATGGCGTCAATTTTTCGGGGCATGGTGTACTGGTCGGGTGGTGCGATCACGGTCACGCAGGATGCACCCAGTGATGCGGTTTACCAGTTCGCCCCCGGCAACGTGGTGGACGGTGAGTTTGCCTACCAAGGGTCCTCCGCCAAAGCTCGTCACACCGTGGCACTCGTGACTTGGAATGATCCAGAGGATTTCTACCGTCAGAAGGTTGAATACGTCGAAGATGCCAACGGTATCGCCCGCTACGGGATTGTGCAAAGCGATGTGGTAGCGCTCGGTTGCACTGCGCGTGGTCAGGCCCACCGGTTGGGCAAGTGGCTTTTGTTCTCCGAACAATCAGAGTCAGAAATTGTCACTTTTCGCACGGGTTTGGAAGGTGCAGTGGTGCGCCCAGGCGATGTCATCAAGGTAGCCGATCCTGTGCGAGGCGGTATGCGACTAGGCGGTCGCATCGCCGGTGCAACGGTCGGCACTGTCACGATCGACCAAGAGTTGCCCGCAGATTTGCCATGGCGTCTTTCGGTTATTGTGCCTAGTGGCGTTGTTGAGGAGCGTCTGGTTGGGCCTGTATCCGGTCGCACTCTGACAGTGACAATACCTTTTAGCTCGCCCCCACAAGTTGATGCCATCTGGGTGCTTGCGTCCTCAATCATTGAGCCACAGCTTTTTAGGGTGGTCGCGGTTGCTGAGCGCGATCCGGGTGTCCATGAAGTAACGGCTCTGGCGCACAACCCTACAAAATATGCCTCGATTGAAGAAGGGCTCACACTTCAGCCACGCTCGATTGCTGTGCTCTCGGACATGCCACCACCGCCTACGGGGTTGGCAATGCAAGAGAGTCTGTACCGGGTGAAAGACCAGGCTCAAGTCTTGGTCCAAGTCTCTTGGGCCGAGGTTCAAACTGCCATTGCCTACCGGCTGTCTTACCGGGTCGCAGGTGGAAACTTCGTAAGCTTGCCACTGACCAGCGCCAACTACGCTGAAATTCGTGACGCCCAAGAGGGGCAGTACGAATTCAGTCTGAGGGCCATTGGCATCACCCGTAAGGAGAGCGTTCCCGCAACGCTCAGTGGGGCAGTGCTGGGCAAGACGCTGCCGCCATCGGACGTCACGGGATTTACGGTTCAGCGCCGAGTTTCAGACTTGATGATGGCCTGGGATGAACTGCCTGATGCTGACCTCTCAGGCTACGAGGTGCGCGTGGGTCCAGGTTGGGATAACGCGCAATTGGTGGCCAAGACATCAGGTACGCAGATGTTGCATGACCAAAGTGCAGCAGGTCAGTACCCGTATCACATCCGTGCGATTGATACGTCTGGGAATTACAGCGCGCATGTGACAACCTTTGTGCTGAATTTGCTTGCTCCGAGTACGGTTCGCCAGTTCGATGTTGTGCAATCGGCCAACCGTTTGGAATTTCGCTGGCAACCCAACCCTGAGCCAGAGGTGGTGGGCTACGAGTTGCGCGAAGGGGCGGCTTGGGACGCTTCGCTTTTCGTTGCCGAGGTGAAATCCACCAGCTACACGCTTCCTTCAGGCTTTGATGGTGAGCGTAAGTTTTGGATCAAAGCAATTGCGTCTCCCGGGATTTACAGCGACACCCCGACCTTTGTCTCGACGGTGGTGGCCCAACCCCAAAACGCCAATCTGATCCTCGCCCGCGATGAGCAGGCTCTGGGGTTTCCTGGCACCAAGCACTTCGCGTCGGTCGTCTCTGTCAATGGCCGCAATGTGCTGCGCATGAGCACCGGTGCCCAGACGGCTGAGTATCTGTTTGAGTTGGACTTGGTCTCACCCATCCGTGCCCAGAATACGCTGCTCAACAGTTTGGGTGCATCGGTTGATGACCGTACAACATGGCTGGAGGCGAACTTTCCTTGGGCCAGTGATGCTGCCAAACGCCAATGGGCTTATGACGGCGCCATTGCCAACGTGGACGCGCGGTTTCAAATTGCGCGTGAAGATGCGCTGCAAGCTGGAGAAATGTACGGCTGGCGGCTTAATGGTTCCACCGACGGTCTTGGTAACCCGTTGCTAAGCCAAGCAGCAAGCGTGACCTATGGTGCTGGCCGGTATGGTGATGGTCTGATGGTCAAGGACACGACCCGAGTCGCTTGGAGTGTGAGCATCCCAGAAGTCTTTCACACCTCATTCTGGTTTGCGCCATCTGAGATTACGACTTGTGTGATTTGGACGGCGACAGGTTCATCGGGGCAACTGCTCGTGGGCTATGACGCTTCAAATGGCTACTTTTTCTTGGAAGACCATCTCGCCAGGCGCGTGAACGCTCCGTTCCCTGCATCCATTGCTGACCGAATTTGTCTTGGCGTTTGTCAAACCGCCAGCGAGCGCCGACTCTTTGCCGCACGAATGGGCGGTGATGTTGAGTCCGCGAGCGCATCACTGTTACCGATTGGCCCGTTTACAAGCTTGCGTTTGTACTAGACCCAATTTATCCAAATTCCATCCCAACCGTGGCGCTGCTCTCGCAAGAGGCGGCGTCATTTTTTTTCAATGAGGACTGTCATGATTCAAGAATCCATGCAACTGTACGGCGCGATGACCCTCATCGTGCACCGTGCCAACGGCGAGGTTGAAACTGTTCACAAGGACAACATCATCGTCAACGCAGGCTTTGACTTCATTGCCGATGCCATCGGCAAGTCAGCAAGCCGTCCCGCTGTGATGGGCTTTATTGCGCTGGGCACTGGGACGACAACGGCCGCAGCAACGCAGTCGGCGCTGGTGACGGAACTCGATCGAAACGCTTCGACCTACGCGCACACAGTGGGCACCAAGACATTTGCTTTCACAGCTAACTTTCTGGCCGGTGATGGCACGGGTGCAATCACAGAGGCGGGGGTATTCAACGCTGCATCCGCAGGCGTCATGTTTGACCGAGTGGTATTCCCTGTGGTCAATAAGGGTGCCGACGACAGCCTGACTGCTGTGTTCACCTTCACGATGAGCTGATCGATATGCCCGATACGGTGACGGTCACTGAAACCCAGGGAACTCGCTACACCTGGGCATCGGCTGGATTCACATGGTCGAGTACCAGTGCTGGGAAAAGCTGGACAGCAGCCTATCCAGCGGTCTATGGCATTGCTGTAGCCGCAACGCTTGCCTTTGTCCAAGCTGGATCGCGAAGCTGGACAAAGCGTTCTAGTGAAAGCCTTCCAATTTCAGAGGGGCGAAAAAATATATTTACCCTGCGTGAGTCTGAGTCGGTTGGGTTCTCTGAAACCTACTCGGACCTCATCGCTTTTGTTTTGCGCTGGGTTGAATCGATGGCCTTTGCAGAAGGCGTCGCGAAAGGTAATAAAAAACAAGCGGCAGAGTCTTTTCAGGCTGCTGACTACCTCACGCGCGCACTGACAAAAAATACCGGCGAAAGCGTCGCATGGTATGAATCACTTCGGCAAAACAGCATAAAGCGCCTGGCTGACGTGCTGCCCGTCTCTGAATCCCTTCAAAAGCTAATCGTCAAAAACAGGTCCGAAAGCTTTGGACTAGACGACGACTTGGATCGGGTGATCACAAAGCAGGTTGCAGAGGCGATTGCGTTTGCTGAAACCTACACAGACCTGATTGCCTTTGTCTTGCGAGTGAGTGAAAGCCTCGGCATCAGCGATTCAGGCGCTAAGCAGGTAAGAAAGCCACTCATTGAATCCTTTGGCACGTCCGACAAGGTGGGCCGCCAATCGATCAAGCGGGTTGCCGAAGCCGTGGCCATTGGCGAGGCCCTGGGCAGAACAGTGGCATACCGGCGCAACCTCACGGATGGATTTGGTGTGTCTGATGCATTGCGCAAGGCCATGAGGCTGACCGCACGAGAGGCGTTGCTGCTTGCCGAGCAGTACCGCAGGCATGCCAATGGTGTGATCAGCGACATGATTGTTGCAAGCGGTGAGATCACTGAGGATGACTTTGCAGCCATCGTTCAGTCTGGACACCCACCGGGCTACACCGACTTTCGAGACTTCATTCAGGGTGACTACACCTACCGGCGCGCTTTATTTCGTGCGATCTTGAACGCTAGAAATTCAGACCGTGGCTTCATTGATGCCCTGAGAGTAACGGTGGACGTGCCCGACATCTTTGATCGGGGTACGGCCCAGATCACTGATGCTGCTATTGGCGCTGTGATTGGTTTTACTCGCAGCTTTCGTGTACCGCCCGAAGTCACTGTGACGCACAAGGGCGGCACTGCAGTGGCCATTCCACGCCTCATAGGTTCCATCACGACCACCGGCTTTACGGCCGTTCTTGAAAACACTTCCGCCGCACGCGTGAGCGGCTCCTTCACTTGGATTGCACAGGGGTACTAGATGCAAAA